AATCTTACTTTAACCTTCTTGGACGTAGCGACACAGGAGCAAATTAAATTACTTGCTCACGGTCGTCCACAGGTGGTGGTAGAGGATTACAACGGGAATTTCTTCTTGGTTGGCAAAGATAACGGATGTGAGGTTACTGGCGGCTCTATTGCTACCGGTGCTGCTATGGGTGATTTAAGCGGCTTTACGCTTTCGCTTGTTGCTCAAGAAACCGCTCCTCCGTTCTTCTGTGACGAACCAACGGATGATTCAGGTACACCTATCAATCCAACACCTTAATTTAGGTACACTTAATTAAAGGGAGCTTCGGCTCTCTTTTTTTTTGCTTAAAAATGTTAAAATTTGCATTAGCTATTGTTTATTCACATTTGTTGATTATATTTGTTGAAACAAAACAAAGAAACGATGGAAACTACAAGAATGACATTAGCAGATTACCAAGCAAAAGTAAAAGCTAGTCAAAGTGATGATGTTTATTTAGCTAAAGCTATGAAGGCTAAATCACACGGCTCGCCATTAAGCATTGAAGAACTTGTTGCTACTTTCAAAAAGTCAGACGAGAAGAAAGCTAAAAAGAACAAAAAATACACCGCTAAATTTCAAGCTAAACAAGTTATCCAAGCACAGGTAGATGCTGAATGGGCAGCTATGACTGAAGGTCAAAGATTACAACGCACCGAGGATATCCGTAATGAATCACTTAGAAATCAATTTAAAGCCTTATAAGATGCCGACTATTAAACCAAAACGTTCAGATTTCACATTTCTAAGCGCAGGACACGGACACTACCGTGTTAGCTACACATCGACGGTAACAGGTAAGACTTGGACACGAGTAATTTCAGATATGGAATTGATAGACGCTACCAAGAATGCGGAGAACCCAAGAGTGAACAGATTAGAGGATTTAAAACGAACAGTTAAATTTTAACAGAAAATTAAGCAAATTTTAGACAGATGAAAGCAATAGAAGTAATAGACAAGATAAGCCGTAAAGGCATTTGGATAGTAGCATTTTTAGTATTATTTTCGATAATAAGAAGTTTTCTTTGAAGTTAGGTTGGTTAGTTAGTTTGAAGAGAGAGCCCCGTAAGGTTCTCTTTTTTTTTGCTTTGATGCAAAACTTTCTTTTTTATTCGTTATATAGTTAGTGAAGCATTAAGCTGAATTATGAAAGTACTTACAACAAGCACCGATCCACAGACCTTGAATGTGATTCCCAGAAGCTATCCTACTTCCGTTACATTGAAGCTACGGGATGATTCCAAGAACACAATTAGCACTTACACAGTTGCTGCTTCTAACGTACAAGGCTATTTAACGCTTTCTAATGCGTTTACTCTCGTTGAGGGTAGGTTCTATGACTTGACGATATTAGATGGCTTAGATGTAATTTACAAGGATAAGATATTCTGTTCTGACCAAGACATCGACCAAGATTTAAACGACTATTACTCGGTGAACAAGGACGTGTATGTTTCTGAAGATTCACGAGATAACGAATTTATAATTATATGAAGAAACCAAAAAGCGAAGTTAGTGTAGTTGCACTCGCTTCTTACTCCTCCCCTAAGATTACGGAGGTTAGAAATAAGCAATGGGTAGCTTATGGTGACGATAACGACTACTTTCAATATTTGATTGACAGGTACAACGGCTCTCCGTCGAACAACGCTATCATCAATGGTATTTCAGAGATGATTTACGGACGTGGTTTGGATGCTACGGATTCCTCACGTAAACCTGACCAATATGCCCAAGCGATTACGATGTTCCATAAGGATTGCGTGCGCAAGTTGGCGTACGATTTAAAATTAATGGGGCAATGTGCTATTCAAGTAATCTATTCTAAGAATAGAACTAAGATAGTTCAGGCAGAGCATTTCCCGGTACAAACATTAAGAGCCGAGAAAGCAAATGAAGATGGTGATGTAGAAGCATATTACTATGCATCTGATTGGAAGAAATTAAAACCAAACGAGGAGGTCAAGCGAATACCTGCTTTTGGTTTCTCAAAGGAATCCATCGAGATTCTATATGTTAAACCTTACCGTGCAGGTTTCTTCTACTACGCCCCAGTAGATTACCAAGGAGGCTTGCAGTACGCAGAACTAGAAGAGGAGATTGCTAATTACCACCTTAACAATATAATGAATGGGCTTGCTCCTTCGATGCTTATTAATTTTAATAATGGAGTGCCAAACGAGGAAGAAAGGCAACTGCTTGAAAACCGAATAAGAGATAAATGGAGCGGTTCATCGAATGCTGGTAAGTTTGTATTAGCATTTAACGATGATGCAGCGCAGGCAGCCACGATTGAGCCTATTCAGTTAAGTGAAGCGCATAACCAATACCAATTCCTTTCAGACGAAAGCACTAAGAAGGTAATGATGAGCCATAGGGTGGTATCTCCTATGCTTTTAGGGATTAAGGACAACACAGGGCTGGGGAATAACGCTGACGAGTTAAAGACGGCTTCTATATTAATGGACAATACCGTTATAAGACCATTTCAGGAACTTTTACTTGATGCCTTTGACAAGATACTAGCGGTTAATAATATCTCGTTAAACCTTTATTTTAGAACATTACAACCGTTAGAGTTTACCGATTTGTCGAATGTCGCTGACCAAGAAACGAGAGAGGAAGAAACAGGCGTAAAGTCGAATGACGAAGTGAAGATGAGTAAAGAATTGCCTGATGTTGATGATAGGGTTTTTGATTTACTAGAGGGTGAGGATGAAGATTTAGAAAATTGGGAATTGGTTGATGAAAGACCTGTAGATTACGACCAAGAAGAGGCGTTAGACAAGATGATAGGATTAGCTTCAACGGGTACAGCAAGACCAAAGGCGAAGTCGGAACAAGACGGGAATGTAGATGATGTTCGATTTAAAGTACGATACCAATATGCACCACTTACTACTTCTGGTAATTCCAGAGAATTTTGCCGAAAAATGGTTGCAGCAAAGAAAATCTATCGAAAGGAAGATGTCCTTGCTTTGGAAGAAAAAGTAGTTAACGCAGGATGGGGACCAAGAGGCGCAGACACCTACAATGTCTGGTTTTATAAAGGCGGCGGTAATTGCCATCATTTTTGGATGCGCAAGACTTACCGTGCTAAAGGCGTTAATCCTGATGTAGGAAACCCCAACGCAGAAGTAAGCGTTAATCAAGCTAAGAAAGACGGATTTAAACCGGAGGTAAACGACAAGAAAGTCGCTACCCGACCTGTTGATATGCCAAATAACGGATTTTTACCTAAGAAATGACAGCACTATTCATAACCCGCACCGACCTTGTTCGCAATTCCATATTGGATGGAAATGTGGATACAGATAAGTTTATTCATTTTGTTAAAATCGCACAAGAGATACACGTTAGGAATTACTTGGGAACAGATTTATACAACAAGATTTCTGCGGACATAATAGCTGACACGTTATCTGGTGATTATTTGACGCTTGTAACTACCTATATTCAACCGATGCTTATTCACTTCGCTATGGTTGACTACTTACCGTTTGCTGCTTACCAAGTAAAGAATGGTGGGATATTCAAACACACGAGCGAGAATGCGACATCGGTTGACAAGAAGGAGGTGGATTATTTAGTCGCCAAAGAGAGAGAATTTGCGGACTATTACACAAGACGTTTTATCGATTATATGTCGTTTAACCAAAATCTGTTTCCCGAATATCGTTCAAATTCCAATGACGACATATTTCCAGATTCAGACGCAACATTTAAGGGATGGGTGCTATAGGTAAGCCGAAGCAAAGCAACATAGAGAAGTTAGTAATTTATCTTTCAAAGAATGGCAAATAATACAATAGGTTGGGGACAAGGGGCTACCAATAACGAAATAGGATGGGGTAGAGGAAGTTCTAATGATATTGGATGGGGAAGTGTGTATGATTCTTCGTATGTTGGTGACACTGATATAGTAGGAGGAGGAGGCGATACGCGATTTATAATTAGAATAGACACTACACAAGCGGGAAGCGCAGCAGACACATTTGTTCTTCCTTGGGTGGGAACGTACGATGTTGATTGGGGAGATGGTATTTCGGATGTTGGTTTGTCAGGCACTCAAACACATACATATACTTCTATTGGGACTTATGATGTAGCGGTTACTGCTGCTAGTGGAAGGATATTCTTTAATAATACGGGAGATAAAGCGAAGCTTATTGACATCAAGAATTGGGGTTCTGTTGCTTGGGATTCAATGATTGACGCATTTCGGAGTTGCAGTTCTTTAACGGCAGTAAGTGCGACAGATATTCCTGATTTTAGCGCAGCAAGTTTTAGTTGTTTAAGAATGTTTGAAAATTGCACATTCTTAAATTCAATAGATGTTAGTGGTTGGGATATGAGTACGACAACACTAATAGCTTCTATGTTTAATCAATGCTATACATTAACATCAATAGATGTTAGTAATTGGAATACTAGCCTTGTTAGTATAGCAAGCAATACATTTAGAAGTTGCTTTAATTTAAAAGCTGATTTCTCAGGACTTGACATAGCAGCAGTAACAGCATTCACAAACTTCGCATTATCCACAAACATAAACGAAACAGGTACAACTACAAACTACGACAACACACTTATCTCGTGGGCAGCGCAAGCACCAACAAGCGGTATATCAATACACTTTGGAAATTCTAAATACACCGCAGGTGGAGCAGCAGAAGCCGCAAGAACATCTCTACAAGTAACATACGGATGGACTATCGTTGATGGTGGTCCTGCTTAATCTTAAAAAAATATAATATGAAAATCACTAAACCTGAACAAGTTACATACTTCATCTGCCGAGATGATGAAGTCTTTGATGTTAAAGCATACGGCAAGATAGAAACTACGCAAGAAATGATTACACCACATCCTATTGTTGACACCTATGTGGTTGAGCAAGAGTGGTTGGATAAACTTGCAGAAGCAGGAATTACGTTTGAGGAAGAAATAGTTTAGAATGAGTTATACGAATGTTGCATTAGCGGTTATACCTTCAGGCATTAAGTCTAACATCGTTTATTCCCTTATAGGCGGTGATATGACCTTCGTCCGTACATCGGCTGCCACAAGGGTAAATAAAGACGGTTTAATTGAATATGTACCTATCGGGCAACCGAGATTAAACTATGATGGTGCTATTCCTTATTTACTAATCGAGCCTCAACGTTCAAACGGACTTCAATATTCCGAGGACTTCTCTAATGCCTATTGGACGAAGACGAATGTTACTGTTGAAACCAATGCGAATATTGCGCCTGACGGAAACACTACCGCAGATATAATGCGTGAAACTACTGCAAATAGTGAGCATCGTATTGCACGCTCTTCTTCATTCGGAGGTGGAGGTGCTTCTTATACATTTTCTGTGTTTGCGAAATCA